GAGCTTGGATAACTTTGAGTGGACTCATTGTTATGCTAACGCATTGAACGATGAGTACCACTATCGTTATGGTAAACAACACAAATCCATAGTGGAAGTAGTAAACAAACTACCTGAGCCAAAGAATATGCCCAGACTCGGATTTACAGAATTTGGACTAGCAATGCCAGATGACTTGAAAGATTATGATAACCCTATACAGAGCTATCGTGACTACTACCATCTAGACAAAGCTACGTTCGCCGCATGGTCTCACAGAGACAAGCCTCATTGGTGGAGCGAAGACTACGCTGACTATGAGAAAAGGATAACAGCAACATGATCAAAGTGGAACATAAAGGGTATACATTTACCTTTAACGATGGAACTACAGAAGAACAGCAGCACGAAGCAATCAAAAAACATCTAGCAAAGAGCAGATGGTTTAGACCGATTGTAATGAGAAAATCAAGTGGACAACAGGTTCATTTAGGAAACGGAGTTAGAAAGCATGGCAAAAGACACACCTCTTGATGTCCTACTAGGTATCAAGAAAGAACCAATAAATACTATGGAGCATAGGGATATGTTGCGTCAAAACCTAAATCAACAAAGAGTAACAGCTGAAGAAGAGATAGCAGTTCTAAAAGGACAGCTATCCTCTAAAAGAGAATATTTAGCAAAGATTGAAGGTGGACTTGACGTACTTGATGAATTAAGCAAGTGATAGTAATAAAGGACGATTTTTACCCCAACGTGGATGAAGTTCGAGAACGAGCTTTGTCCATGTTTTTTAGACCAGGACGTAGAGAAAGAAGTACTATGTTTCCAGGTCGTCGCACTATGTCCTCATTTAGTAATGAGAACTTTGTGTATTGTAGAAATCAATGGGAACATATGCTTAATGCAAGGATGCAGTACTTTCCTAGAAACAACAGCAACACAGCATTTACATTATCAGACAAAGATGATGCAAACTGGAACTGGGTACACCATGACTGTTCAGGATTCTTAGAGAATACTAGTGAAGAAATGAAAGGTCAAGCCTATGCAGCGGTAGTATATCTAAGTCCTAATGCTGATATTAAGAAAGGTACAGGATTATTTCAATCCAACCAAACTGGTAAAGTTTACAAGAATGATGAACTTAGCAAAGGCAAAGGTATGTTCAAACAAATGTGGGAAGAGGATGGAGAGTTCTTGATGCACACTTATGTTGGCAATCTATATAACAGATGTGTTTTATACCCTGCACACTATTGGCATGCTCCATTCTGTGCAGGATTTGGACACGACAAAGCAACAGGCAGACTTGTACAAGTAGGCTTTTTTACGGTGAATAAATGAGTGATTACAAAACAGACAAATATAAATTTAATGAAGATGTAGTATTAAACAAACTGCGTAATCATATATTGGGAACATACGACCAACACTATAGTATGAATAAAATCCAGTCAACGGAGTTCATCTTCGATGCTGGTCATGGCGAAGGCTTTTGCTTAGGAAATATCATAAAGTATGCTCAGCGCTATGGAAAGAAAGAAGGAAAAAACGAGCAGGACTTACTAAAGATTCTGCATTATGGAATTATATTAATGGGGTCAAAAATTAATGAGAACGAAGAAACACGAGAATCTTACACAGGCAAATATAACCAAGGTAATTGAGTTATTAAATCCTACTGATGGTAGCAAACCTATAACAAAGAAAGAAGCATGTGGTATATTAAACATTGCTTACAACACAACTAGATTAGGTAATATCATTATTGAGTTCAATGAAACTATGGAGTTTCGTGCTAAAAGAAAAGCACAGAACAAAGGAAAAGCTGCAACTAAAAAAGAAATTACAGATGCAATAGCAGGATATTTAGATGGCGAAACAGTAGCAGACATTGCTAAGTCACTGTATCGTTCACCTGCTTTTGTAAAGGGAATCATAGAAAGAATAGGAGTCCCACAAAAAATAGCACACACAGACTTTGAAGGCAGACGGAATGCACTATTACCAGACCAGTGCATGTCTGATGATTTTGCCAAAGGAGAAAAGGTTTGGGCAATAAGACAGAACTATCCAGCGATAGTACAAAAAGAACTTAAGCCTGAACAAGCAGAGGATAGAGGCTACAAGATATACCTAGTGTATACAATTGAAGCACAACAAGAAGACCTCAAAGATACGTACTTTCCATACTTAAGTTTTGCAGGTAAATACCATGCAGTACCAGCTTATGATATGGGCAGTCTAAGACATTTACGAGAGTATATGTAAAAGGAAAACAAATGGACACACTATACTATGTGGCGTCGTTTTGGTTAGCAGGAGTAGGTATGGGTATCTATAACCTATACTTACCAGCGATACAAATAATTGGAAGAATAGATAAAAGTAATATAGCATATAGATACGCTTGGGTAGGTGGAATAGTATTCACTTGCTTTTTATTAGTATTTTTGCCTATTCTTATTCATGTAATACTAATGGATAAACACCAAGAAAGATTCTTGAAGTCGTTTATCCCAGCATATATGGGAGACAAATAATGCATAGAGGAAATAGATACTACGAAGCTCTGAAAGCTAAGTATATAGCAGAAGCTAAAGAAGCAGAGGCAGTGTTGCATACATACTTTACTAACTCAGTAGGTATTGGGGAACACTCTGACCTCATAGAAGAGTTTGATAAACAACTAGATAAACTAGCATCCGCACAGGAAAAGCTAGAGTCATTAGAGGGTTTATTAGATTGATTTTACATTGTGAAGGGGAGACAATAGGCGTAGTTAGAAATCCATATGAAAGGGTAGTATCTATGTATATGGCAAGTCTAGATTATATTGGACTAGACAACTGGCTTGATAAGTCTACCCCCATCACACAAGTAGAACTATTTAAAGACTGTGACCACATTGTTAGATTCGAGTCGTGGAAACATGAATTAAATTTTGCAAACCTACATCCGAAAGATATTTCAATTTTGCAAGATGAAATAGTACAACCCATGTGGGAACGTTGGTACACATTAAGAACTAAACAACATGTATACGAGCTATATCGCGAAGATATTACAGTGTACGGTTATAACTTCTAAAATATAGTTCTTGACACATGGTTAAAATTTCGTTATAATATATTTATAATAAGGAAATAAGCAATGAGCGACAGATATTACACACAGATGCTAGAAACCACAGGTTGGTGTCCTGGATATCGTAATACCTTCAGCCTTGCCGAATATAAACAAAACTACACATTAAAAAGGAAAAGAAACATGGCGTGGACAGACGAAAGTAAAGAACAAGCAGTTGAAATGTATACTGCTGAAGAACCAACTCCAGAGAACAGTATGGAGATTGTTAAGATGGTTGCTGAAGAGTTAGGCGAGAGCCCAAATGGTGTCAGAATGATTTTAACAAAAGCAGGAGTATATGTAAAGAAAACTCCAGCTGCAAAAAGCAGTGGTGGTGGAACTGGTGGTGGCAGAGTAAATGTCGCACAAGCACAAGATGACTTAGTAAAAGCTATCTCTGATGCAGGTAAAGAAGCCGACACAGCAATTGTCAGTAAGCTAACAGGTAAGGCTGCTGTATATTTTGCAACACTAATTAACGAACTTAACGATTAATTACCCCTGAGCTTGGGGAGGGCAACCTCCCTGAGTATTTTTGTACCTATAAGAATCACCTTGTAAGAAGATACCATTGTTGGGACGCTAATAGATATTAACTACCCACAAGGAAAATAATGAAGCAAGACGATTTTGTTAGAAAACTTGACGATGCAGGCGATGCTATCGTCACATATCGTAGTCAAAACAGCCGCAGACTAAAGTATAATGTCTGCACTAGCGACTTCGATAACAAATATATACAGTCGAAAAAGAATCGAGCAAAGCCTTCCGCCAGACAAGTTCTATTGTTCTGCTGGGACACCGACTCTTATAGATTACTACAGCCTGAGAACGTGACTTCCATTGTTCCTTTAGCAGCGATACTGAAGAATGATAGAATTACATAACGAAACACCTGTTTACGAAAAGGAAGTACATTTTAACGAAGACAAAGGTGAAAAAGTCTTTGTTATGATAAACAACTTTCGTGGAACAGAGTATCTACATATCAGGAAGTATTATCAAGACTTTGATGAAGAATGGAAACCAACAAGGGACGGCATAGCCCTGCCTATCGATTTGGATAACCTAAGAGAAATCTTCACAGCATTAGTAGAGATACTTTCTATCTCTGAAGTTAAAGGAGTATTAGAAACTCATTTCAAAGAGATTCTCGACGAGTTGTACCAATAGCTCTCAAAAATAGTACTTGACAAATCCTTAAAAATTCTGTATAATATATTTATGAATAAGACAGAATACCTAGAATATTGTAATCAAATGTATGCAGAGGGCAATCCTGTATTGCCTGACGATGTATACGATAGACTTGTAGAGAACACTGCTCTTGAGGAGCAAGTAGGTCATGCAATGGTTGACGTACGATATTATCACCCTTTCCCAATGTATTCACTTCAGAAAGTCTTTGTAGGCGAAGATGAAGAACCAAACTGGGAATCTAACCAACCCACAATTATGACTGCCAAACTGGACGGTGCTGCTGTGTCTATAACTTATGTAGACGGCATCTTTCATCAGGCTCTTACTCGTGGAAATGGTAGAGCGGGTCTAGATATTACTGATAAAATTAAGTCTTTAGTGCCAAATGAAATATGGAGCAAAGGTGTCAAACAGATTACTGGAGAAATCGTTGCCCCTAAAACAATACCAAATGCTAGAAATTATGCAAGTGGTGCTTTGAATCTAAAAGACTTAGAAGAATTTAAATCCCGTGATATTACTTTTGTTGCATACGGAATCCAACCAGCCATCTGTGCTGAGTGGACTGAAGATATGAACATGGTTGCAGGCATGGGGTTTAACGCTATCACCAAAAGTGATTATCGTGAATTCCCTCAGGACGGTAAAGTTGTACGAGTCGACTCTAATATATATTTTGAAAAATTAGGCTACACAGCACACCACCCTAGAGGTAGTTTCGCTTTAAAAACAAGACAGGCTGGAGTAGTTACTCGACTCTTGGACGTTGAATGGAATGTCGGGAAGTCAGGTGCTGTTTCGCCAGTTGCGATTCTAGAGCCATGTGTGATAGGCGAAGCTACTATTAGTAGAGCTACTTTACATAATATGGCATACATTGAAGCATTGGAACTAGAGATTGGTTGTGATGTAGAGGTTATTCGTAGTGGAGAAATAATACCTAGAATTGTAAAGAGAGTATGAAAACGATTGATGATTTTTATGTAATGGGAAACCCACGCCGTAATGGTTTGGGTTTTATTTGGCTTATGGAAAGTCCTAAAGTTAGATGGAATTTTTACCATCCAGACTTAGTACCTCAAAAAGTCAGTGAATATCATAATCATCAAAATAGTTTTATATCTACAATTTACAAAGGAAGATTTTGTAATAAAAGAGGTAAGATAGTAGAAGGAAACAAGGATATAAAAACTATAAATTGTGTTGAAAATAACTCACAAGGGTTTGAGTCAGAGGTATGGCAGAAGAATGTAGATATTGAACCTAAAGAAGTAGAAAGATATATAAGCGGAGACGCTTATTCAATGTCTGCAAAAGAGTATCACATAGCATGGGCAGAAGCGCCCACTATTACTAGACTTGAAGTTTATGGTAATGAAAATGAGCCTGGACTAGCAGTATATGATAAAGAGCAAGAGATTGTTTGCCCTATAAAAGAGTTTAGATATCCCCATAGCTTATGCTGGGATATAATACGAGAAGTTTTTGATGCATAACCCATTTCTAATTAATATAGATGTATGTGGTATATGCAACGAGTCATGTAATTATTGTCCGAGGTCAAGTTCATATCCGAATATAAAAGAATATATGAGTGTTGAACTTTTTACGAAGTTCATAAATGATTGTAGGGATTATACTGGGACTATTTGTTTCTCAGGCAGAGGCGAAAACAGTTTACATCCTAAATTTAAAGAACTTGTGGAAATTTTACATTTTAGTGGTAGAAAGTATAAGACTAGAATTTTGACAAACGGCTATAAACTAGAATCAAAGTTCAAGTGGTTTAATATGTTTGACTCTATTATAATGAACTCTTATACGAGTAAAGAACAGATGGAAGAACGGAAAAAGATAATCCCTCGTGCCACCCATAGATATTGGGATCAAAGCATGGAGCCATCAGAGTGGGGTGAAACACCTATTCAAGTTCAAAATAGAACTGAGCTATATGAAAGAATAGCAACTGATAGAAGTGAGATACGTACTCCTTGTGTACTACCATCTACTAAAGGATGGGTACACCATGACGGGACAATACAGTTATGTTGTAATGACTGGACAAACACAAATGTGTATGGCAACATTGCAGACAGTAACTTTTTTGATGTATGGCACACTAGCAAAGAACTAGAGGAAGTAAGAAAGAAATTATTATTTGGAGACAGAAGTAGTAACCCTATATGCAAAAATTGTAATAGAAAGGTTACAGCAAGAGAGGAAAAAAGAGTTGCAAGGCTTAGACAAAAGTATTGATACCATTGTAAATGTTAGTGGCGGAGCAGAATGCTTTGCTGCTTTATGGTGGGCAAAAGAAAAAGGTCTAAATGCCGTTGGCTTACACCTATACAACAATCCACATAACCATCCTGCGAAAGACGCACAGTTATACTACGCTCAGAAACAGTGTGAGTTCTTTAAATTCCCATTAGTTGTAGATAGAAACGATTTACCACAAGAGGTTACACTAGCACTAGCAGTCAATCAAAATATGTCAGCAGCAGCGACTTTGCTTCTAGGAAACCCAAGAGAGTGGAAATATTTAGTATGGGGCGCAAATGCAGAAGATTCATTTGCGCAACGTCTACAGTTAAGATTCCCAATAAGAGCATATCTTGCACAGAAGTCATATCAGTTAGACTTGCATGGATGTTCTGCGAAGGAATTGCTATCTGCACCTACTAATATCTTTCCTTTTGAGACTCTGTATAAATCAGAAGTCATATCGATGTTAGCAAAAAACATTTGGGACTTTGCAAAACATAATGTCTGGTATTGTTATCCTCCTGATAGACAGACAGACCTAGTTAAAAAGATAAAGAAAAAAGACAATGGAGGTTACATTCCATGTGGAGAATGTATCAAATGTATAGAATGGAGACATGCAGTTCAAGTTGCAAATAAATCAGTATATAAACAACAAGAAGGAACATTTAAAAAACATAAACCAAAACAAGAATGGATAGACGAATGATAGATGAACTAAAGACATGGGGAGTAACCCCAGAGTATAGTGGATTAGGATTTATATTCCTACACGAACCTAACAAACAAGTTAGATGGAACTTCTATTGTCCAGACTTAACACCTGTGGAAGTGAACGATTTTCATAACCATAGAATCAAATTTGAATCACAAATAATTAGAGGAGCGCTAATAAATGAAGTAGTGCAATGGAAACCTGCAAAGGATAGTCCATTACAGATAGTTGAAACTAACTGTGTTAATCCTCACCATAGAAGGAACGTAGTACAAGACAGCGTCAGCATACATCATGATGGCGAATACTACCTCCCAGCGGGTGCATACTATACTAGTGAAGCTTATACGTTTCACAGAGTTCATTGCCCTGTACAAACTATTACCAAATTACATATAATTGCGAATAAAACGAAAGATAACTTGACCATACGGGACAAGAATAAACCGTTTCGTTGTCCTCTAAAGGACTTTAAGAAACCAGAGAAAGAGTGTTGGGAAATTATAAGGACATTCTTCTAATGGCAGGTGGAATATACAACGAGACTTATTTCAAAAACTATCCTGAAGAAAAACTGAAGGAAGGAATACTGTATGGTATTGTACTGGTGAATCAAACAACATGGGAACGAGAAACTATAAAAGTCGGCATCGCAAAAGGAAGAACATTCAAAGACGCAGTAAAAAGAGCGCGTGGATTTACAAACTACGACATCCGAATCCAGAGGATTTGGAGCGGGACGATCTACGATGCGTGGAGGTTCGAGCAAAAATTACACAACCAGTTTCAGAAAGATAGACATAAAACGGAGCATAAATTTGGAGGGCACACGGAGTGTTTCTCAATGGACAGCAAAATATTGGAGGCGTTTCCAAAGAAAAATGAAGTATTTGGGGATTAGTGAAGGGTTTCATAATGCAGCGTATGCTGTAGTCAATGACAACAAGATAGAATTTGCTACAGAAGTAGAGAGAATAACACGAACTAAAAACGATAGTACAATACCTAATTGGCACTTTGATGTACTAAAGGAGAGATATAATTATGATAAAACAGTATTTTATGAAAATACTCATTTCAAGAATGCACGACGAGAGATGTATGGAATGGCAAAAACAACGCCGTGCAGAGAGTATGATATCTCAACTATTCTTCACCATGAAAGTCACTACGCCAGTGCTTATTTTTCTGCTCCTTTCGTACCTGACAGCACGGTTGTAATAGATGCTATCGGAGAGTTTGATACAGCAAGTATTTGGGTAGATGGTGTAAAGATATGGAATAAAACTTATCCATGGTCACTAGGATTGTTCTATAGTGCAATTACGAAACGGATAGGACTCAAGCCTAATGAAGATGAATATATAACTATGGGCATGGCAGCTTATGGAGATATTAGAATAGACATGACTAAAGATATAGGCATGAATCATCACCGTGGTATCAAGAAAAGAAAATGGTTTTGGCATACACCAGAAGATATAGCCGCGTCAGCACAAGCTCAGTTAGAATCAGAGCTGCTAGACATATTTGCACTAGCAAGAACGTACGGTCCAAATGTGGCCTATGCTGGTGGAGTTGCACTAAACTGTGTAGCAAATAGCAAAATAAGACCTATGTTTGATAATATGTGGATATTCCCAAACCCAGGCGATGCAGGGAGTGCGCTAGGTTGCGTACTAGCCCATACAAAAGAAAGAATAGAATTTAAAGATACTTTCCTAGGACATGATATAACAAGAAGTATCAATCCTAAGTTAGTAGTCGATACACTACTTAAAAGAAAAGTAGTAGGAGTAGCAAATGGAAAAGCAGAATTTGGACCTCGGGCGCTTGGTAACAGGAGTTTGCTTGGTGATGTTCGTTTTGATATTAAAGACACAGTCAACAACATTAAACGAAGACAGAAGTTTCGTCCTTTTGCTCCCGCAATATTGGAGGAGTTTGTAGATGAATACTTTGAAGGCCCTGCTAATGAATATATGCAGTTTGTTTCAAAAGCAAAACACGACTACAACAGCGTCTCGCACGTTGATGGAACAGCAAGAGTACAAGTTGTCAAAAGCGATAGTCGATCAGCACTGCGACCCATACTAGAAGAATATTACGAGAGAACAGGAGTACCTATGTTATTGAATACAAGTTTGAATATTAAGGGCGAGCCTATAGTAAATACTGTAGATGACGCTAATAGATTTCAACAGAACTATGGAGTGAGAGTATTTTGATTTATTGGAATGGATGTAGCTTCGTAAGAGGTATGGAAATAAGAGTACGCCCTCGTGATATATTTGCTAACATAGTTAGTGAAGAACTTGGTCAGCCTTGGTGGGATAATGCTAAAGTTGGTGGTAGTAATGATAGAATCTGGAGAACAACTACAGATGATATGATACGAAAGCCAGCAAAGTTAGCCATCATTATATGGTCAGGAATAAATAGATTTGAATACTTAGATGAAAGAAACGCATGGCGCAGTGCCGTATGGGTAAAGTATATGTTTAACAAGAAAACATTAGAAGTAGGAGAACAATCCGAAACTCACTTTCACCCACGCATGACACTAAAGCAATGGAAAGCTATCCAAGGATGGGCGACTGAAGTGAGGACTATGAGATATAACTTAATAAATAGTTTACATCATATGCTCAGTATAAAGTATCTTTTAGAAGCAAAAGGTATACCATATCTATTTTACAATTTGTCAGATGGTCAAATAGGTTGCACACTAAAGACCTTAGACGAACAAAGAATGGAAGGTGCTAATAATTTATGGGAGGTAGAACATATGAAGTTAAAAGACTATCTCAATGAATTACCTCATATGAAAGAAGAAGCCTTCTATGATATGTGCAAAAGAGAAAAAGTCCCCTTTGGACCTAAAGATCATCCATTAGAGGAAGGACATAGGTTGATGGCGGACAGAATTTTAGGAGATATATATGATAAAAAACTGGATAAAGTCTTTAGTTAAGAAATTTCAAGCGTTAAGCTTTCAGTGGAAGAATCGTAATATGGTTGAGGACACTCACATTTATGAAGGCGAGGACAATTAATTTTGTTCATGATTTTGCCATCTACCATAGAAAAAATAGTTCTTGACAGATGCTTAAAAATTGGATATAATATATGTATATTTTGGAGAGAGAAGATAAATGAGACAGATTACCCCACCGACAAACTGCCCCGCTTGTACTAGCGAATTAGTTTATCGTAATGACCAGTTGTTCTGTGAACACAGTGACTGTTCAGCACAGTGGGATAAGAAAGTTCAGCATTTCGCTTCAACTCTTAAGATAAAAGGACTCGGACCTGCGACTCTAGACAAGTTGCAAATCCAAGAATATGAAGAACTATATAAACTTACTGTATCTGAAATACAGGAAAGATTAGGCAGTCAAAGATTAGCTGAGAAACTCTTTGTGGAGATTGATAAATCGAAGCAGAGTAAGTTGGTTGATATAATACCAGCTTTCAGCGTACCCCTTATTGGTCGGTCGGCTTCTCAAAAATTATGCGATTCAATATCAGACATCGAAGATATTAGCGAGAAAAGTTGTACT